AAAAGAAACAATAAGGATAAACATGACACAAACACAACAAGGACAACTACCATTCTGTGGTTTAACATTAAAAATGTATAGCACAGGAAACAAAGCCCCAAAAATGGAATTTACAGCTTCATCTAATAAGGCTAAATTTAAATGTACTTTGACTAAAAATATGTATGATCTTAAAGACATTAATATTTGGTTAAGCACTCCACAGGTTCAGGAATATGTGCGAGCAGGTTTTCTTGCTAAGTGGGGTAGTAAAATAATACAAGGAGAACAAAATCAATTTGGAGATGGATTAGAGTTAGAAATAACATATTTCATGGTTAAACCATTTGGTGGAAATAATAATTTTAATAAAAAAAATTATACTCCTCAACCTCAAGAACAAAGCTATCAACAAGCTAAACAAGGGATTCAGCTTACAGATGATAAGTTGCCAAATAGTCCAAAAGATGAAATAGATTGGGCTAAAGAGGGTGCAACTGATTTTAACCCAGATCAATATGAACAAGAATTAGGTTAATGTCGGAAGAACCAAAATACATACAAATACGACCACAATCTTTTGACCCACATAAGATTATTTCTTATTTAGATGCCCTTGATAAAAGGTTTGTTAGATCAGAAATAGATTATGACGAAGTAAAAGATCAAGTTCAGGAAGTATTTGATTTTGTTGTTAATGAAAAAATAACTAATGAAACAATGGCTGTATCTTTAGCAAAAACTAAAGCTAGTATTGATGATAGGTATAAGAAAGTTAAAAAAGAACTTTCAGATAAAAAAAAATTATACCTTTATTATAAAATAGAATCAAAAAATGGTCATAGTTATTGTGAAAATTTAAAAACACAATCCATTAACAATCTAGCAATAGAAAAGTTGACTAGAGCATAAATGAATTTTACTAACGATAATAGGATTCTCTCCTTTTTTTATCAGTTAGTAAATAGAGTTATTAGCGAGAGTTAATAATTTGGCTAGGGTGGTTTCTTAATCTGGTTTGTGACTGCCCTAGTTTATAGTTACATCAAAATGTTTTAGGCTAGTCTTAGAGGTAATATTAACTTCTTTATAATTCCAATCTATTAATTCAACATCTTGATGTTTAGTTAAATCTTCAATAGCTTGCCATAATTTTGGTTTAGATGGCACGACATCAATAAAACGCAAAGCTACAAAGTGGCCATAGGGATTATATTTAGATTCAATTTGAAATTCTGCTTCTATAATTTTAAAGTCAATGTCCATTGAGACATCTTACTATTTTTTACGCATAATGTCAGCACCCTTTAATCCATATATCGCACTAACGACACCGATAAAAATTGCTTGATACCAATAAGGTAAGTTTGAAAAATATTCAAAAAAAATATCTAATTTATTACGAATTTCAGGGTCGTCAGTGAAAATAGAATAACCCAATATAAGAATAGGCAAAGATATAAGAATAAGGACAAATTCATCTTTAAACCCATTGTCATTACTTTCAATAACTTTTGCTTTGTACTCAATTTCGCCCTTGCTCATTTTCTCTGCATGAAGCATTTGTGCATCAGAAATTAATTGTTTTGTTCGTTGTTTATTTTGATATAGCTTCGCTCCTGTCTTTACACCCAACGATAATAAATTCAACCACATTATTTTTTTATCTCCTCTATAAGCATATCAATTACATGCTTTGCTTTTTCTAAATCTTCTATTTGTTTTTTCTTATCTTTATGCTTTAAATTATATCTTGAAATATATTTGGTAATATGAGTTTGACAGGCATTAAAGTCATTCGCCATGCAATAAGTCAAAGGCTGTATTTTAAGGTTCTTATAGTGATTCCCTGAAACCTGTTCAGAAAATGCTGAATTATCGTTCTGCGTGGCTCTATGGCTCTTTAAAAGGGTCTTTTTTAATGTATTTGAGGTCATACTATCTTCTTAATCCAATTACCTTGATTGTCAAGCACCATAGGAAGTAATCTAGGAATACCATTAATAATAATTCCACAACCTATAATAAACCTTGTTCTAAAATTTTTGGCGTAGGCAAAAGCCATATTCTTCTGGTCGATCAAACAACCAACATTCATGCCAAAGAATAAATTATCTGGATTCGCCCACCATGATATTACAAACTTTGTGTGATAATGCCCTTGAACACAACTCATTCCCATAGCTTGACTTGTTTTTAATACATCTGCACTTCTACCATGCGTAAAAAAACATCTTTGACCATTACCCATAGTAAGTGTTAGATCATCTATCCACTTCCATTTTTTAGTTCCTAGAAAATCTCCATAATCTCTTAAAAATTCTTTACTCATTCCATATTTAAGCGCTCGTCTATAAACTAAGCTTGAATGGTTACTATCTACTTCTGTTACTTCAGGAAATATTCCTTCTAATTCTTTTATATATTTTCTAGCTTCTTTTAATTCGTGTCCAGCAGAATATAGATCAGGGTTACTATCGTGCATTGAAATCGCATGGAAGTCTAAGCTATCTCCTATATTAACAACTGTGTCAGGTTTAAATTCTTTTTTAATTTCTTTTAAAAAGCTAATAGCATCTTTGTGATGGTAGGGAATATGCATGTCGCTAATGACTAGGATTCTCTTATTCATACAATTATTGCTTGTACTTTCTTTTTTGCTTTTTGTAAAGCCTACAGCTTTTCTAACAAAACCATAATCACATAACCCATAGCACTAATTAATGAGCCTGTGCATATTAATAAAATTTTTTCTAATCGTTTTACTTTTTCTTCTATTACTGAAATTTTTTGATGAGTTAGTTTCTGCATAATACGACATAGCTTTTCGTGTGATTCTATTTTTTGTAATGCAGATTTACTCATTAGCTTTGATCTACTTTCTCTAATACTAATTCAAAACCAGCACTTACTGATGATGTGGCACTTGCTTTAGCAACTATTTCTAAATCTGTCTTTTCTGTAAATTTAACAGGAACTGCATAATTCTTTTCTACAAATCCACCTCTTGTAGTTATAAATGCTTTTGTATTCCAAACATTACCATTTTCTATTTCTTTGTTAATAAATCTAATTTCATTTTCTAAATCTTTAGAACTACCTATATCTATTTGCATTAAATAAGCATTATATTTACGAGGGATTGTATAGAGGCACATTAAAGTTTGACCATAAGTAGGTCTTATTTGTGCAACAGTTGTAGATGAAACTGTAATTGTAATTGTTCCAGAATTTGTATTTCCTGTATTTGCAGATACCATTAATGCTCTAAATACTCTGATAAAAGATACTGTTCCAGCACTACCACCAATAGTTAAAGTTTCTTCTGCTAAATCATAATTACTATCTAAGCCAAAAATTTTAACTGTTCCTGTGTTATCGTCAGATGTATTTGAACTTGTTGCAGTAGCTGTACCAGAAGAAGATGGATATGTGTAAGTATTGTTTCCGTCCCATACTGTTTCAAAATCTGAACTTCCTACAGCAGTATTTAATCCATATTTGTGAATACCAGAAAAATTATTAATAATTCCTTTTTGAATTGCTAATCCTAGTGGGATATTGTTATCGCTTACAAAACTCATTTCTTTTTCTTTCTAGGCTTATACTTTTTGATAGCTTGTGAAATGAATATGTTTTTATATAGAGAAACCTTTTTGCCAAACTTAGAATCAGCTTTTCTCTTTGCAGATTTATAAGCCTTAGACTTCTTATTAAAAGATTTTGGTTTCCCTAATCTCTTTGGTCTAGCTTTGGCATATATAGGTTTCTTTGTGGCCATTACTTCTTCTTCTTTTTAGCTTTTTTCTTTTTCTTCATTGGTGGTCTTCCTCGTTTAGAACCATAAGTTCCTTTTCCCATTGGCATAATATTTCTCCTATTAGTTAGTTAATTTTCCACCAGACCATTTGGCTTCTGGTAATCCATTAGTATATGATTTGCCATCAAATGTTAATACTTGTTTTCTATTTGAACCATCTTTGTATGATACATGAATCCAACCACTATTAGCTTCGCCTGTGTAATACTCTAAGATTAGTTGGTCAAAGTCACAATGGTTTTCAATCCACAAAGCTACTTCAAGGTTAGACACTCCAGCTATTTCAAAATCTGTTGCGTTTCCTGTGGTGTGTTGTGATGTTTTTTTACTGCCTATTGCTTCGCATAATTCTTCTGATCTATAACCAGATGTAATTGTAACAGGCTTATCAAACTTTACTCTCACAGGCTCAAGTATTTCATAACAAAGATCGCCTAAGTTTTTAATTTCTCCAGCACCAGCTTTATTCTTAATGCCTTTTCTTGTAGCAGTTTGTGATTTTTCAAATTCCTCTAAAGTAAAATGTTTAGATAATTGCATAATTACCTCGCTGTTGTTGGTATGCCACCTGATGTAACAAATGGGGATTCTGCAAATGCCATGTAAATGTATGTTCCACCAGAGGCATTTAGTGCATTATTATCTTCTCTAATTTTAATTCCATTACTTAAAAAATCTAAATCATTATTTAAAGTACCTGTTTCTTCTGCTTCATTTGTATTTGCATAAAAATTATTATTAATTTCATTATGAGGGTCTCTTTTATTATCAAACATAACCCAACTATTTGCTACATCACTTCGTTTCGTCATAAAAAATGCTGGTTTAAATCCTGTGTAAATAAATGGACCATCCAAAGAATTATTTGAACTATACGACCCAAATTTTGAGTAGCCTTTTTTCTCTGCGAAGCAGTAGGATACATAAGTTCCAGAACTTGCATTAACAACATCATTTCCATCACAAGAATATGTGGTAGAACTTACTGAACTAATTATTGCACCACCTGTAGATTGTGAAGTGTCAGTAGTATTCAATGCCATATATTCATTATAACCACGCATAGAATTTTGAAAATTCCATTGAACAGTTCCATTTCTTTTTTTTGTTATAATAACATTTGGAGCAACACCTAATCCATGACCTACAGTAGCACTAGAGCCTGTGCCTGTATATGTAACAATACTAAATCCAGCATCAGTTGAAGCTGATACAGAACTTGTT